TAGAGCGAAATATGAGTCGAAGAAGGTTAACAATCGTAAGGCTGAAAAGCGTAAAGCGATTGCTAACCAACAGAGACACAATTATGTTGCGGAATGCCAAAAACATTCTGCCAAGAAAAACAATAAGAAACAGAGTTCATCTAAAATTCTTTTTAAATCTCAATCTGGTGAGGATGAGAATATTGGTAAGAATTTTGGAGAATTTGTTTTTTCTCGTGTGCAATCCTTATTTAATGCATCAAATGATAAATTTAATGCAATGGATAAGGAACGTATTAGAGAATATTTAAATAACAGCAAAGATTGGATGAATACTTCATTTGATACTTTAATTTCAAAAATCGATTTTGATTTTGAAAAACATTATACAGTATTTGGACACTTACGAGCATGTAAGTTGACAAAACAGTTAATGTTGATTTTTGATATGTTAGTATCATTGGAGGTTTTGGAAAATTTTACGATTAAAATTAAAGGAGTTACGTTTTTTACACCTAGTAAATTAGGAAGAAAAACAAAACCCTTTGATTTGTTGGATGCTTGTTATGAATTTTATCGTTTATTTATTAAAGCTTGTTTAGCTTTTCCTGAGAAGGGCTTTAAAGCTTTTTACGAAGATGCTATTATTGGCGTTTTCGAGGAAGATTATGCTTATGTTTTATCAAATTATATTTTGTTTGAGACAGGCAAAAATTGTGGTGTTGAAGATATTAAAGAATATGATTTACGTTTGGAAAGAGCAATAGAAGCTGCTCTTGTTAGTATTAAAGCTAACAATGAGAAAGCTTATTATACTCCAAAATTGAGGGAGTTAAAAATTTTACAAGCCAAACGTATTGCTTCACAAAAAGATTTCATAAGAATGAAACCTTATGGAATTCTTTTATATGGAGGATCATCAGTTGGAAAGTCTTCAATAGCTAATGCTGTTACACGTTATGTTTTGAAAGTTAATAATTTTCATTCATCAGCCAATTCGGTTGTAGTTTTGAATGAAGGTGATAGTTTTCAATCAGAATTTAGAACACACCATACAGGTGTTATTCTAGATGATTTGTGTAATAGCACAGTTGAACATACGGATGGGAATCCGTTATTGAAGGTAATTCAATTTATTAATAATTCACCACAAGCTGCATTAAATCCGAATGCAGAATTGAAAGGGAACATTATGATTGAACCTAGAGTTGTGTTAGCTACAACAAATGTAAAAGATTTGAATGCTGCACAATATTCTAATGAACCATTATCGGTTGCAAGGAGGTTTGATATTACTGTCACACAAACAGTGCGAGAGGAATATCAATTACCTGATTCGAATATGTTAGATACCAGTAAAGTCGAGAAAGACTTTGCAGGTTCTGCGTATCCGGATTTTGCCTTATTTACATTAGAAAGACCTATACTACATTCTGGAAATATTCGCCAGGGTAATAGTAAGGTTCAACGTGTTACGTATGTACCGATTATTTTCAAAGGTAAGAAAATGTGTAACGTTAGTTTACGCGATTTCTTAGAATTTTTGAAAGATAGTACGGCAAAGCATTTTGCAGAACAACGAAGTTTTGTAAATACACAGCGTAACAATGTTGATATTGAATTGGATGACGAAGGTTTTCCTGTAGGTATCAACAAAGATGATGATGTTTTAGATTCCGAGTTTGGTATTTTTGAAAATTTATTTCAAAAGTACTATGATTTGGAAGATTTAATTTTGCAAAGATTGAGTAATTTAGTATTTTTTATGTTAAATATTCAATTATGTAAGAAGTGGATTATGAATAAATATTTTAGTAA